CATGAAGAGAGTTTATACCAAGACTGATCGGGAGTCAAGAGTTACTCTTCTTCGTTGTTGTTTTTATCGAATTGGTTTACAGCGGCCTCTATGTTATATGCTTGAAGTGCGCTGCTCCAGTTGGAAATTTGAGTCTGCAACGCCAAGGCCATAGCCACGTTGTCGCACCTCGTGAAGACCTGAGGCTGATGCGCCTCATTGAAAGTGAAGAGAACGAAGCCCCCATTGCAACATTCCTCAACTTGATTAAGGAGCTGTTTTGGGAATTGAAATTCTTTTTTCTTCACATAGTTATTTACACCATTAAATAGAAATGTCGAATTTATCCTTGATAAACTTAACGGATAATTTGTTTACTTCCTTATCCTCTATCTCTATGATCTCAAAGCCGTTTTTTTCCAGCCATTCTGTTTTTAACCAGTCTCTTTTTATTGATTCGTGGTACTTAGCCTTTGAGTTATTGTGAAAAAAGGCGTTAAACTTTCTATGTTGTGGACCGTTTACTTCTACTGCTATTTTTTTGGTGAAATTCAGTATATCGACAGACATGCGGGTTCCATATACCGGAAACTCTTCATATACTATTTGGTACTGCCAGAAGGGCTTTAAGAATTGTTTGACGTTAAATTGGAGTTTAGATCTAGATTTTTTATTCCAGTCTATAAGATATTTAGCGACGTTCTTAGACATTAAGCGCCCTGTTGCGCTATAAAGTTTTAGGGTCACGATAGCACCTCTTTAAATTTGTCATACCAATAGTCAACAAACTTGGGGTTTTCGTCCATGAATTTCAGTATAGACTCTCTTCCTTGAAATTTTGCTGGGCATTCTACCCCAATCTCTTTCATCTCTTCTATAACGCTTTCGTCAACGCTAGCCCAAGCTCCGGACTTGCTAAAATGACCATACTCAAACATCAGATCCCTTATCTCACGCTCTTTCCAGATACTAGTTCCTCCTTTCCTGTAGTATTTAACAGGATACGTTACTAATGTGTTTGTTTTTTCATTGGGTGATTTTTTGATGCGTATTTTGACCTCGTGCCCTATGATTTTATTTTTTTGTTCGTCGTATCTTTGGTCGGGCTTTTCAAGGATAAGGTCTTTGTTGTATCTTCCTTCAAACTCGAAAATAAAATTTGCATAATGAAGCAGGGCGTTGCCTCCTGATGCACTGGTGGTTTTTACTACCTTTTTAGCGTAAGGATCTATTTGAATGTCGGATCTAACTTGGCTAACTAAGATCATGATGTGCCCCCCCTTGGTCATGTCTAATGATATACGTTGCATGACTTTAGAGGCGAGCAATGCACCACCAGCAACCTTGTGGGCTTCATCAAAATCTTTTTCCAAATCTCCCTTTGGGATAAGACTGTCCATGCTGTCTATAACAATACAGTATCTTATTTTTTCGGGGTTATCTTTTATTAATGTTTTTATTATTTTGAAAACAGTTTCATAAACATTCGACTCTAAAACAAAACAATTCCCGGCCTTCCACTCTTCTGGGTCCTTAACAAATTTGATACCGGATCTGTCTTCCATCTCGGGATCTAGTCTGCCTTCGGCTTTGACATATAACCCTCTACAATTTTCTACAGAATTTATAGCGTTCTTAATGACCTCTAGAGCCTCGGAGGTCTTTCCCCCTTCATTGATTCCGCAAAATCTATGGAGCCCGGGCATGATGCCCCCATTGGTTCTTATGTCTAGGATTAAACTCCCCGTAGAAACCTTATAATAAATGTCCTCTTGGAAATTATAATGATCACTGGAGTGTTGATCCAAGAGCCCTTGCATCTGGCTCGAAGGACCTTCTTTGGTTTTGGCTTTTTTTCTAGGCATTTTTAAATTTTATTATTTATAAGTTCTAAAATTAAGAAACGATTTCTTTTTGGGTTTGACAACGAAGTCCTTGCCTAACTTCTCTTTCTCTAAGGATACCTTTTCGGTCTCTTTGAGGGTAAGGTTTGCTTTTTTTTGTTCTAACAACAATAGCGCCTCACCTTTTTTTGTCAAGAAGAAGGCTAGGTTCTTTAGTCTAATGGGCTCTACGTTTTCCCAGAATTCTACGCTTGGAAACTTCCGAAGCAAAGACTGTGCTATTTTTATTTGGCTTGGCCAATCAATCGGGACCACGCAAAACTTTTTGACTAAGCCTTGGCATCTTTTATGGAACGTGAGTTTTTTCGTTTTCAATATCCCACTCTACCATCTTGGACACTAGTTCGTCAAATGAAACTTTCGGGTTCCAACCTAATTCTTCTTTCGCTGGAGTAGCGTCGCCGTGCAAGATGGACACCTCGGCTGGCCTGTAGAATTTAGGATTGATTTTGACCAGCACCCTATATTGATCGCCGGACATTTGGTATGTTGTGTCTAATGGTTGACCATCGGTTTCAACCCAACCACCATGTATGCCCGCAACAGAGAACGCTTTTTCTATGAACTCTTTGATTGTGTGCGTTTCTCCGCTTGCAAGAACATAATCCTTTGGTTCTTTTTGGTTCAACATTAACCATACCCCTTCAACAAAATCTTCACTGTCGCTCCAGTCTCTTTTGGAGTATATATTTCCTAGCTCAATTGGATCGAAAGATTCTATAGAAGTTTTCGTGTCTAGATGGTGCTTGATTCTAGCTACTCCTTTTGTAATTTTACGAGTAACAAACTCTTCTCCACGCTTGGTGCCTTCATGGTTAAAAAGAACACCATGCACAGCATACATATCATAAGATTCGCGATATACTTTAACAACGTGTCTTGTGGCAGCCTTAGATGCTCCGTAAGGGCTACGAGGTTTAATTGGGTGATTGATATCTTGGGGAGAATAATCTACGTTTCCTAGCTCCTCGCTGCTGCCAGCGCTATAAAATCTACAATTTGGTTGATAGCTTCTAATCGCTTCTAAGCAACGAATTACTCCTAAGGTATTGGTATCAAAAACATGAAGGGGCATATCCCAAGAACAGGCAACATAAGAATTAGCCGCGAAGTTAATAAAATAATCAGGCTGTATTTCTCGCACCAACTTTGATATACTAACTTCATCTGTAAGGTCTCCATAGACAAGTTGGAAATTTGAGTGGTCCAAAAAATTCAAACAGTTAACATAATTAGGGTTAGAAACCCTCCTAATCATGCCGAAGACCTTGGCGGAGGGGTCTTTCAAGAGGAGCTCACACATGTTGGCTCCGTCTTGCCCTAAGACTCCGGTTACTAAAATTTTTTTATTCATCTAGATTAAAATTTAATTTTTTAAGGTTGGTGTCAAATTCTTCAAAAGATACATGCTCGTAAGAAAGTGCCTTTGGGTACTGGGTCCAGAAATCCCTATGCTGGTCTCTGTCCCCTTCTAGTTTTCCGTTTGCCATCATAGCCGCTACAGAAGAAATGGGGAAAGCTGTTGCTTTTTGCATTGCGCTAAACTGGTCGTCTGATTTAACCAGCTTTTCTTTAACCCAGCTCTTATTGCCTTTATGAACCTTCGCGAGAATAATTACTTCATCTTTTTGCGCAAACCCGCAAGAGGTAAATATTTTTTCCAGAACTTCTTTTTCTAGATCACAATCTTTAATCAGAAATTTTACTATATCACAATGCCCCCTATACCTAAGAGTTTTGTAGGAGCAATTTGCTACCCCTTTCTTCTTCATTGACTCTATTGTATGGGAAGCTCCACCGCTGGTATAAAAAGCTTCAAGTGGACCAAGGCTTTCGGTCTGGACGGCTTCTAGTCCGGACATGCCGCCTACGAGCTCGGTCTCTCCTCCTTGAAGTATCAAGCAGTCATCTTTATATTCATTGATTAAACCATCGGTTGACCAAGTAAGCGCATACCGAAGGGGATTTCTGTTGCTTTCCAAATAGTCCGGCAATCCACCCACCATCATCTCTACAGAGGCCGCTTTTCCGTCACCATGTAGCCTCCTGTAGCCCTCTTCGGCTACAATGTTAACTAAACCGGGGGCAAGCCCAAGGTCGGTGAATACCGGCTTCACAGCGTGGATCTCTGCGCTATCGTTTATGCGCTGAGAAACGTCAACTCTACCGCCAAGATCACAATAACGTATTCCGTTATCGATGCAATAATTAGCAACAATTTCTGTTTGGTGATAGGGCAGGGAAGAAATTACTATATCTACGTGCTTGTTGAAGATGCATTCGAGCTCCGCGTCGAGGACTCTTACTTGATGGAATTCAAAATCGTCCACCACAGAAGATAATCTTTGGGGGGTGTCTTCTGATATATCGACACCATACACCTTGAACCCAAGCTTGTCCATGGCCCAGCTTATAGCCAAGCCCATTCTACCTACGCCAAATATTAAAGCTCTCATTCTTTCCATACCAATCTAATAAGGTTATCTCCAAAAAATTCTTCCGTATATCTTACGGCGTCTCCGGGGTCAAAAGATTTACAGGTATAAACATCTACAGAAAAAAACGGGGGCTTTCTGTCATCCCAACCATAGATGTGCAAGCCACTTTCTTTCCAGTGCATGTAAGCGCACCAACCGTAATGTGGTTCGTAGTTGCAGACAGGAGCACCAACGTAAGTCATATTTAAGACCTTCGTTATCTCTTCGCAATAACGGGTCATATCTTCTGGCTTGAATGGGTTATGAAGGGTTCCTTCTAAAATCATTCGTTGCCGACAAATATCCGGAGCTAAATCTTCCCAGCCCCTTACGCCTTCGTCGCCTTTATGTCCACAGCATCCCATATTATCTTTCTGGTTTTCCTTGTATTTCTGACGGTAATAGTTCATGAAAATGCCATTCTTGTTCTTGGGATTCGCTACCACCACCCTTTTTGGTAGACGTGCCGTCACCTTCTCTAACGATCCCTTGTTTGTTTTCTTTGGTCAATCTCCCTATAACTGGTTGACCTCTTTTTAGTTTAGGCATAACTCCTTTTTCTAGTTTTTCATGAAGTTCTCTATTATATTTTAATCCATGCAAGCGCGGTTCAACCCTTTCTTTTCTGTACCCAAAAAACCTAGCTAAGAAATTAGACTTCGGCTCTCCCACCGACTCAAGAAGAACAAAGATTCTGCCATCATATTTGGTATATTTATTTGGCTCTTTGATAATGACCCAGTGGATCAATACTTTTTCCGGCACATCGCTCTCTAACGCTGGCCAACCCAAGAACGTATGGATAGACGTCCAAAAGATGATGGTAAAAATACAAAAAACAGAAATGCAAGCGGTCTTGATGTACCACTTCAATGCCGACTCGTTTAGCACCCAAAAAGTCAAGCCACCAAAAGCTAACAATAAGATTGGTAATGCTATATTCATTTCTTTAAAATTCTAATTAGTAAAAGAACGGCTATCACTATTAACGTCCATTTAATACAAAGCAAAGCCTCGGTGACCTCTGGGGGCGTCACTATTTCAATGTTGGGGTTAACCTCGACTTTAACTGGCGTCCCGACTATTCCATCTATTATGCCTGTTCTCATTTTATTTCATCTTCCACGCTATGTAGCAAACACCCGCAGCAATTATATAAAAGGGTATTTGCAGTAGTAAAAGGTATTCTATCATATCATTAATGTCCCATATCTGTGGCATCCTTATTTCTTATTCTCCATTATCCAACCATAAAGCGTACTGCTACCGGAGCCATACCCATACGGTAGTGGGCGGTGATCTTTTGTTTGTATTTCCGGCGGCTTACCCCAACCTCTAGGGAAAGCCTTGCCGCTGGGGGCATAATATGTCTTGCACCCCACTAGTGATAGTAATAAAATTAGTAAAATATATTTCATTTCTTTAATCCATCAATAAAGTCTTGTATCTCCTTCCACTCGCCTCTTTTTAATTTTCTGTAGTTTTGCAAAGTATATTTTATTTGGAGCTTAAAGGCGTTCATTTCGTCATCGAACTGCTCCTCTCTTGACCACTGTTTGCCGCCAAAAATGTCGCTTTCTTTAATCATTTTTTGTTTCTTCTCGGCTGCTTTTCCTATCGAGCAAATTCCCTACTGCGAATTTAGTCTTATCCATTCTGTCTTCTTTCTCCATTCCTCTTACCCACTCCGTAATGTCGTCATGTTCTTCTTGAATCCACAACGCAAGTTCCATGGCTTTTTCTTTGCTTAGAACGACTTGGTCATCGTAGACATTGCCTTTCGTCAGCACCATCCAGCACAGTTTTAGTCGTACCCACCAAGATAATTTCATGGGATTGACACCCTGACGCCAGTAACTAAAGTACATTTCTTCCTCGTCGTCAAACTTGGTAATTAGCAAGCCTTCGCCCCAGCAATCACATTGAATGAATTTTTCTCTGTCAGCCATTATGCTTACCTCATCGACATATTTACTTAGACATGCCGCTTATTAAAGGCTTTAAATCGTACCCGTCTTCTTTATCTAAACCCTTTTGAAAAAGCTCTAGTATATAATTCCCAATGCCCTTTTGGGTAACTCGCTTGCGACCTTTTGCCTTCTTATATGACTCATCAAATGCTTTATTTGTGTCAAAGGTCATGGTACAATCACCGTTTGGTTGATCCTCCATGCTGTGGATATAGATTCTCGGGAAGTCATCCGCCATGGCTTCTTCGAGAGTTCCGTCATTTAATTTAACTTTGTTTTTTTTATTCATAATTAATAACCCAGCCGCAGGATATTACCCGAGAGCGCTTTCCATCAACTCTCAGTGCCTATTACCGGTGGGTTAGCGGTTACGGCTAGGTTAAACTAATCCCACAAATTCAAATAGTATTTACCAAACAAGCCTAACCCTTCTTGGACTTTTTCGCTATGTTTTTCGCATGGTGTCCAGTCCCATTTTCTATCATCTAAGCCCTCATACGCAACGCTACCGTCACTGTAGGTGGTCTTCTTGTGTCTTGAGTCATAGTCTTTAGGCTTAGTCGGTTCAGTTGAATCCTCCCAATGCTTGAATGACCAAATCATCTTGTCTAGGATTTTCTCCCACTTACGCATGGCCCTGTCCATAGCTAATTCCCTCTCTCCCTTGGTTAATTCAGAGTCGGCTGCGTGGTCGTAATCCTTTTCAAACATCTCGCTAGGACAACCGTTAAGATTATTTCTGAGGTGCTTCAAGCGGGGCAAAACTGTCCCTGAGTGCCAACTATGGAAATTCCATGCCTGTTCGTGTGGGAAACCCGTTTGCCAAGTCTGACGTTTCTTGCGCCACCAGTACTCAACCGCTTCATACTCCCATTTGAATCGCCACCAAACTAGCGTGTACCAAGGGACCTTTGACCTATCGCAAATGTCTTCCATGAACCGTCCAACGATTTCTTCTTTTATGATTGTTCTTTCTTCTTTACTCATCGCTTGTCTTATGCTTGTCTAATCCCGATGGGTTTATTTTCTATATTTTCTAACAAGCTCGCTAGCGGCATCGTAATCTAATCCGTGGACTTGATTCTGAACTATAATCGCCGCGTCTTCCATCGGCATACGTATGGTTTCGCTTAATTCTCTTCCGCATATAACGCCAAGTTCCGACTCTTCTGTGTATGATGAATCATACCCTACTATAACATCGACTTCTATATAATCTTTTCCCATAATTATTCTCCTGACTCATCCAGTCCTGTCAATGGGTTAGTTAAAGTCGCGGGTAATTCATTTATTTCAATCACTTCCCCGTTCTTGTCTGTTTTGAACCGGAAGGCGGTCTTTTCGTCTCCCGTTTCTGCAAACATTTTTTTCTTCATTACTATTTTTTTAAAAGGTTTAATCTTGACGAGAGTAATTGTGGCTTCTGTTGGGGCCTCATCTTTTTTACTATAGACGTGAACATTAACAATATTCTCTCCTTCCGTCGCTCCACGGAAAGCGACAATTTCTTCATTGAATCCAATGACTTTACCTTTAGCGTTGAAGGATAGGCTGTTGTTTCTGGATTTACCAAGGGCGTCATGATTTAAACTAACCAAGCTACCCTCTCCGCCTTCCCTGTTATTAAAGCTGACGATATGACCAGATGACGCTTGGACATAAAGGTCCAAATCGTCTTCGCTATTTCCGTCCCACGTAAGTATTACTTCGTACAAAGTATTTGGGGGGCGCATTTTTACCTGCTCTTCATCAGCCTTAAGAAGGAACAAAATGGCAACCAACATTAACAAGCAACAAAAAAGCACGTCAATGAAGGGCCTAAACGAAAAGAACTTTTTATATCCTCTGTTAATATTCATCTTCTAATCTAAATCTTAAAATCATAAGTTGAGCCTGTAGTGGTAAACTAAAAACAATGCCACAAATGGTAGTATAAAACGCGGTATTCAGACCTTCTTTAAGCCCAGACACAATGTCGCTTACTTCACTTCCCTCATTAAGAGCCGTTGATGTCGCTATACATAACCCAAAAACCGTACCTAGTAGACCAAGGGTAAAGAAATGCTCTGCCGCAAACCAACCTACTTCGGAACGGCGCAATAACCTATCCCTTGCCTCTATGTCTTTGCCGGTGTTCCCGTCATGCTTGTCAGCCAGATAAGATAGTTTTCCTACCATGCCGGAAACAAGAACGTATAATACCATTATTACAATAGTGAGGTAGCTAACGTCACTACTAACCATAAGGGATATAGCTCCCTTTGTTTCTGCGAAAAAAATGGTTGTAACCATAACAGCATTAAGGAGAAACCATTTTGTAAAGGTGGTCATTTTCATAGTTCTTCAATTCTTTTAGCTTTATCGTCTATAATCATGTCATTGGGCGGTTTGAGATATTTGCCCTTTGATCCCGTTGAGAGGTCATGGAACTTGCATCCCCACGACTCTAATTGTCTCCAAGTAAATTCATAATAGCACTTACCCAATGAGATTGATTTTTGTGAGCCGCCCCTAGCGGTCCAATAAATGACGTACCATCCTTCATCATATAATTTATTTATTTTAGCTATGTTCTCGGGCATGGGTTCGGCCATATCGTATCGTCTTACAGCAGGATAAAAACAAATGGTTTCATCAATGTCTACCAGCACGACCTGCCTGTCGTCTGACGATAGTTTTTTAGACTCATGGAACCGCATCTCTTCTGCTAATTTTTCATACATATCTGCTTCCGGATGTCCACTCATTTTCTTGCTCCAATATTTATAATAATCTTCCCCATCAGCTATATGGAAATTCACTTCATACCCTGAGGAAACGTCAGTTTATCTGCATGGTTAACCGTCCAGCTAACTTCATGCGTTACCGCTCTAAAGGTTCTGGCCGCGCTTGGAAAACCATTTCCGGATTTCTTTACTCCACCGAAAGAGAGGTGAGATTCGGCAGCAATCGAGCCACCGTTCCAATAAATCATTCCGGCATCACATTCGTCGCGCATTATTCTGGCTTTTCTAAAATCGTTTGTGAGTACTCCCACTGCTAGACCATATTCGGTATCATTATATATACGAATTGCATCTTCTATTGTATCGAAGGGGATTATGGCTACATGAGGGCCAAAGACCTCGTCTCTAAGGTAAGGGGCTTCTATGCCGCGCCATTCAGATTTATAAACCATAAATGACGAAAAGAATGCCCTGTCGTTTATGACTTCGTATTTAGGTTCGAGCAGAACTTCGGCGTCACGATCATTCATCACCCAGTCGTTGTATTTTTTTACCTTCTCAAAACCCTGCCTATTGATAATGGGTCCATAGTGTATGGACTCATCTGGTACGTAATCCACCCACCCGATACAATCGGGACCACCGGAGGTCCCAACCAATTTTTTAAAGGGGTTTCCCGTCTTAAGTTTAGAAGCCGCCTCTGCGAAATCTTTAGCGAATTGGTCGTAGATTGTTCTTTGGACTATCATCCTGCCAGAAGACACGCAACGTTGCCCAGAGAGCTTCTGAGCGCTTGCAACAGCCGCTTCTAAGGCGAGGCTAGCTTCAACGTCATCAAAAATAATGCAAGCAGATTTACTGCCCATTTCGCAAGAGGTAGTCTTATGCCAGCTATCAGCAGCGACCCTGCGTACATGTTGGCCAACAGCCGCGCTCCCGGTAAAGCAAATATGATCAACGTCACCAGAAGCAAGCAAGTGACCCGTATCTCCTTCTCCGTGAAGGAGGGTAACAACCCCATCGGGAACTCCGGCCTCTTTGTAAATTTCAACAGCCAGTTGTGTTGACATTGGTGCGTCTTCCGAGGGCTTGATGATTACCGTGTTTCCTTCCACTATAGCCGGAGCAGCACACCAGTACGCTCCAATAGCCAAGGGGAAATTAAATGGAGAAATGATTGCAATCACACCCTTGGGTTTGCGGATCATATAGGCATCTTTATCCTCTATCTCTGACGATACAACTTCTCCGTGT